GATGAGTTACCATCTGTAACTCTAAAACCATCTTCTGATAGGAAATACACAAGATTACCAACCTTGATAACTGTTTTACCTTGTACTGCACCTATGTTGTCTTCTATTCTTCTAAAAGAAAATACTACATTACCACCTCTATAGTCCATGCGTGTAATTCTATTTTCTTGAAATATTAATCCGTACTGTCCACCAGTAACTCCAGTAACAACTCCACCCTCTGGTAGATCTTCTGAGTCAGCCTGGTTGATTCCAGAAGTCCATGATGTAGCACTATTGATTGATGACCATTGTACTCTGTTACGAGCAGTAGGTTGAAAACCTGTTACTACAAAATTGTTAACAACAGCTGCGTGTCTAAATGATGGAGGAGAACCTCCTAGTGCAGCAAAGTCAGCTGATGTATCTAATGACCATGCTTGAGGTGCATCAACACCATTGTAGGCTATAACTGTTTCTCCAAACTTAACAAAATCCCAATAGCCATTATCAGCAGTATTAAATGTTGTGCCACCACTTTCATCTACTACTGAGTTTGCTAGTATTCTATATAGTTTACTAGAATCACCTGCGAAGATACTGACATTACCACCATCAGATGTAAATGACGAAGCTCCTTGGCATCTATTGCTTAATGCATTTGCTGTAGCTGTAGTTATTGCTTTCCAAGGTCTATAACTATTTACAGCAGGATAAACATTTTTAGCCTGTGTTGCTCCTGGGTTTAAATGATCTGGTAGATCAGGTAACCATTCTCCAAAAGGTACTTGCATTAGTTAACATTATCATGATTGTTGATATTAATACCAGAATGTTGAATTAAAGGTGAACCATTATATTTATCACCGTCATCTTTTAATTTAATCTGATTAATACCTTCAACAAACAAGCCTTTCCATTGTTCTACTGTTTGAGGATCTATACCTCTAATAAAATTACTTGCATGATATAAGCTACCATAAAGATATACAGCAGGATGATTAGTTAAAATATAGTTAGTAGCTGTTGAACCATCAAGGCTATCAAAAGCTTTATAGTAAACTAATGTAGCTGTATATGATGTATCTGGTGTTGGTGCAAATCTAAAGTTAGATCCCTCAATACTATATGTTCTAGGTGTACCTGCCTGAGAGCTGCCTCTTGTATGAAACTGATGATATGGTGTTACAAACTGTAATGTTTCTTTTCCATTATTACTAACAAAGAAACTTCTTACACCTAAGAATCCTGTAGGTAAAGTCTCTTGCTCAGAATCAATTGTAAATGATACTGATGTTTCCATAGCTCTAATTCGTAGTTCTCTATTAAACTCTGCTTCAGTTAAGTCTATAAAATCATCTATCTCAGAAGTTAAATCATCTCTAGCTAAAAAGTTAGCAATAGCTGTTTTTAAATTTGTATATGTATCTAGTGCCATTATAAATTTTTACTTCCTGTCTTAAAGTTTTGAAATTCGTTACTACTAATCATTCCTTTAATTAATGATTTTTGTTGGTCAAGATCTAACTTGAACCAATTAGAATGACCATGTAACTCTTTAGTTTTTATTTGTAATGCAATCAAAGGGATTTGTGCGATTCTTTGCATATCGCCTCTTTGAGCTTCAGGTATGTGATTACGAAACATTTTGTTTTGTTTCATTATAGGATCAGTATCTTGCCTACTTCTAACAACTAATTTTCGAGTACCTCTATCAATATGTATCTCTTGATTTTTGTCGTATATATTTGTCATACAACAACAACTGTTCCTGTAACAGTAACTGTAGCTGCAAATGTAATTGGTCCAGCAAATACAGCACTAGTTATTATTTGATCTTTATTTATTTCAGAATCGTGGTCATGTATTGTTTCACCTGATGGTGAATCACCAATATATTGAACGCCTCCGACTGAAGTTATTGTTGCCATGTAATCTCCTATTAACTAATTGCGTCTACGACTGATACCCAGACATCTATGCTGTCTGCTGTGCCAGCTTGTCCTTTTAAGATATCTCCACTTTGTAAAACAAATTTAGCTCCACCTTGTACTAGCTCTACTGAACTAGCAGGAGGGATTGATAAATCTTTTACAATGTATCTTGTAGTAGAACCACCTTCAGATACAAATACACTTACTGTAACTGTAGTGGTTAAAATATTTGCTAGTCTCAAACCAACAACTGCATCATCACTATTTGATGTATATATTGTAGTCGCTGAGTTTGTTATCTGCGCGCCATTTGATTCAAAGTCTTGTGCCATGTTTTCTCCTATAAAGCGATTGCCATTGCTACAGCCAGACCTTTGCTTGCTTTGGCATCTAATTGTGTTTGTATTGCTGATGTTACGCCATTAACATAACCAATCTCTGTTGAAGTTGTAGTTGC